GCGAAAGAACCGAAGTTTACACGGCGCAAAGTAGTCTGACATGTCCCAGTTTCCCGCCATTGCCGATATGGTCCGCGAGGCCGAGCGCCACGCCGAAGACCTGTCCAAGGACCGCATCCGCGCGACGGAATACTATCGCGGCACGATGACCGACACGCCCGCCGATGCGGCCCGGTCCAAGGTCGTTTCCCGTGACGTGCGCGACAACATCAAGAAGGTGCTGCCGTCGATTGTCCGCACCATCCTGAACGGCGATGAAGTCGTGAAGTTCGAGCCGATGGCTTCGGGCGACGAGGAAAGCGCGGAGCAGGCCAGCGATTACCTGAATTTCGTCGTGATGAACGAAAGCGGCGCGCGGCAGGCGATCTATGACGCGGTGCATGATGCTTTGCTGTTGCGCAATGGCATTCTGAAATGGTGGGTGGACGAACGGCAGGCGGTGAAGATCAGCCGCCACACCGGGCTTCCGGAAGATGCTTTCGCGCAACTTGTCGCGGGCGATGACGTGGAAGTTCTGGAACATTCCGAAGCCGTCGAGATGGTGGAGGGCCAGCCCGTCACCGTGCATGACGTGAAGATCCGCCGCACCTACTGGACGCGGGACATTCGCGCCGCTGCGGTGCCACGGGAGCGGTTCCTGATCCATCCCGACGCTGTGACGCTGCAAGACAGCCTGATTACCGGCGAAAAGCTGACGATGCGCCGGGGCGATCTGGTGGCGATGGGCTATGACCGCGACCTGATCGACGGGCTGGCGCTGGCCGATGACGACGCCAGCGAGGCCGATGCGCGGCGTGACGTGTCGCGCAGCCAGGATGAGGCGCAGCGGGCCAACGACGCGATTGATTATTACGATCTGTATCTGCGCGTGGATATGGACGGCGACGGCATCGCTGAACTGCGGCACATGTGCTTTGCCGGTGGCTTGGGCGAAAAGAACCTGCTCGTTGACGAGGAATGCGACGAGGTTCAATTCGCAGACATTGCCGTGATGCGCCAGCCCCACCAGTGGGAAGGCGTGTCGATGGCCGACGATCTGGCCGATGTGCAGCAGGTCAAGACTGTCCTTATGCGGCAGACGCTGGACAACATCTACTGGCAGAACAACCCGCAACCGCTGATGCAGGACGGCGTGATTTCCAACCCGGAGGCGGTGTTCAACCCGGAATTCGGCCTGCCGATCCGTGTTCGCCAAGGCGTGGACGTTCGGGCGGCGCTTGGCTTCAATCAGGTGCCGTTCGTGGCGCGCGACAGCTTCGGGATGCTGGAATATCTGGACGGCGTGGCATCGGATCGGACGGGCGTTTCCGACGCTTCGGCGGGGCTGGCCCCGGACGCCTTGCAGAACATGACCGCCACCGCTTCGGCCATGATCGAACAGGCGGGCATCGGCCAGACGGAATTGATGGTCCGCACCGTTGCTGATGGCCTGAGGGTGTTCTTCAAGGGCCTTCTGCGGCTGGTTATCCGCCACCAGGACATGCCGCGCACCGTGCGCCTGCGTGACGAATGGGTATCGTTCGACCCGCGCCACTGGGATGCGGAGATGGATTGCACCGTGAATACCGGCCTTGGTGCCGGGACGCGGGAACGCGACATGATGATGATGCAGATCGTCATGGGCGCGCAGGAAAAGCTGCTGGCGGCGTTCGGGCCGGATAACCCCTACGTCAAGCCGCAGCAGGTCTACAACGCGCTGGCGAAGATGATCGAAAGCGCGGGCCTGAAAACGCCGGGACTGTATTTCACCGATCCTGACCCGGAGGAAGTGCAGGCCAAGATGGAAGCGGCGAAGCAGCAGCCAGACCCGGCAATGGCGAAGATCGAGGCCGACGCAGCGGCAACGCAGGCCAAGTTGCAGGCGCAGGTTCAGGCGGACCAGCAGAAGCTACAGGCCAACATGCAGGCGGACCGGGCGCGGCTGCAATCGGATGCCCAGATCCAGCGCGAAAAGATGCAGGCCGAAGCGTCCCTGAAACGCGAGCAGATGATGGCCGAATTCCAGTTGAAACGGGAAATGATGGCGGCGGAAGCACAGTTGAAGCGCGAGGCGATGGCGTTCCAGACGGAAATGGGCGGCGTCATATCCGGGGTGCAATTCGGCGGTGAAGTCGGATGACCGCGCAGGAACGCGCCGCACTGGCGGAACAGCTTCTTGGCAACCCGCTGTTTCACGACATTCTGGCGAAGATCGAACGAGACGCCACCGAGGCGCTGATTTTCGCCGCGACCGAAGATGACCGCGTGACCGCGCAATGGCGCGTGAGGGCGGCACGGACTTTCCGGGCGGATTGCGAGGCCGAGGCCCGCAACACCCAACCCCGGAGAGGCGCACCGGCATAAGCCTGCGCCAATCAGCCGAGAGGCAAGACCACATGACAGACGAAACCGACACCCTGCCTGCGGGCGGGACCGATAACGTCGCACTCTCTGAGACCGACACCCCCGAGACCTGGGACTATCACGACCCTGACGACGATCAGGACACCGTGGCGGACCAGCCCACCGAGGGGACCGACGATGAGGCGGGTGAGGCCGAGGGCCAAGAAACCGAAGGCGAAGAACCGAAGGCATCGCTGGAAGCGTCTCTTGACGCCGTGGTGACGCTGGCGGACGGCACGAAGACCACCGTGGCCGATCTGCACAAGGGCTATCTTCGTCAAAGCGATTACACCAGGAAGGCGCAGGAAGTCGCGAACGAGCGGCAGGCGCTGAAATCCGATGTGCAACGCCTTGAAGGCATCACGCAAGCCTTTATCGACCATCTGGCAGCGGCAATCCCGGCAGAGCCGAACGCCGCACTCGCAATGCGCGATCCAGCCGCATACACGGCCCAGAAGGCCCAGTATGACGCGGCAATGGCGCAAGTCCTGAAGCTGATCGAACTCGGCCAGCAGCCGAAAGCGGTTGGCGAAAGCCTGTCCAAAGCCGACACGGAACGGATGCTTGCCGAAGAAAACGACAAGCTGACGAACCTGTTTCCCAAGACGGCGACCCGTGAAGGCCGACAGAAGTTTTTCGAAGATGTTCAGTCCGTCGCTGGCGAACTGGGCTATTCGACCGACGAACTGCGCGGCGTGACCGATCACCGGCTGTTTGCCTTGGCCCATTGGGCGAAGGTGGGGATGGACGCGGCGAAGGCCCGCGAAAAGGCACAGGCAAAGGTCGAGAAAGCCCCGCCCGCAACCCCGCGCAAGCCGGGACAGGGCGCGGCAACGGCAAACCGCAATGCAGAGGCGATGCGCAAACTCGGTCGCTCAGGCTCCATCAAGGACGCGCTGGCTATCGACTGGGACTGACCACCTCATCGCAAAGGAACTGAACCATGGGCATTACCGCCAACACCTTCCAGTCGACGGCTGCGAAGGGCAACCGCGAACAACTCTCTGACGTTGTGTCGCGCATCACGCCGGAAGATACGCCGATTTACTCGATGATCGAGAAAGTCAGCTTCACCGGCACCCACCCGGAATGGGAAACCGATGATCTGGCCGCACCGGCTGCGAACATCCAGCTTGAAGGCGACGAATACGCCTTCGGCGCAACCACGGCTGCCGTGCGCGTCGGGAACTACACCCAGATCATGCGCAAGGAAGGCGTGATTTCCGGCACCCAGGACGCCACCGACAACGCGGGCGGCGTCGAACAGGTGAAATACCAGAAGCTGAAGAAAGGCGTCGAACTCCGCAAGGACGTGGAGTTTTCGATTGTCGATACCAACGCTTCTGTTGGCGGCGCGACCCGCGAAAGCGGCTCGCTGAACACCTGGATTACGTCCAACGTGGCGCGCGGCGCAACCGGCGCGAACGGCGGCTATTCCAGCGGCACGGGCCTGACCGTGGCACCGACCCCCGGCACCCAGCGGGCGTTCACCAAGACGCTGCTGGATACGGTGATGCAGCAGGGCTACACGAACGGCGCGAACTTCCGCCACCTGTTCGTGTCGCCTTATGTCAAGTCGGTGTTCGTCACTTTCATGTCGGACACCAACGTGGCGTCGTTCCGCTATGCGGCATCGACCGGCAAGGAAAACTCGATCATCGCCAATGCGGACGTTTACGAAGGCCCGTTTGGCAAGGTGATGGTGCACCCGAACCGCGTCATGGCGGGATCTGCCACGCTGGCCCGCAATGCCTTCCTGGTGGACCCGGAATTCCTGGCCTACGGCTGGTTCCGCAAGATCAAGGAAGACAAGGAAGTCGCCAAGATCGGTGACGCGCAGCGTTTCGTCCTGCTGGGCGAGGGCGCGCTGAAGGTCAAGAACGAGAAGGGGCTGGGTGTGGTCGCGGACGTCTATGGATTGACCGCCGCTTCGTAATGACAGTGGGCGGGGCTGTGATGGCCCCGCCTTTAACCTGATCGGGTGGCGACATGACAGAAGAAAAGCGCGGGCCGGGGCGTCCGCCGAAGAAAGACACCTTCACCATGCGCGTCCTGCGCGATTTCTGGGACGCCGAAGGCAACCGCATCAGCGCGGGTGCGCAGATCGAGGCCAGCGCCGAAGCCGCAATGGACGGCGTGGAGTCGGGCCTTCTGTCGCGGGTAAAGTGAATGATTATCCGGGATGGCGACTGGCGGCTGTTTGACTACGACATGAAGTTGGGGCGGCAAGTCTGGTATCGGGAAAACCCCGATGGCTCGACGACATGGCGCACCGATTACGAAGTCCAGCCGACGATTGACGCCAACCAGGCAGCGCGCAACATGGCCCCGGACGGCTGGAAAGGCGATTACCACCGCATCGCCTCCATTCCGCTGAACGTGTTCCACGATCAACTGGCCGAGGCATCCCGGCAGGGCGATGACAAATACCTGAACCGCTGGTTGAACGATAGCGAAAACCGCGCGTGGCGCACCAAGTCGGGATCGGTCTAATGGACTTTATCGACCTGCGCACCGCCGTCATCGAGCATGTCGGACGGCCTGACATTGTGGACGTGTTCCCCCGGCTGGTGAGGCTGGCCGAGGCGATGCTGAACCGCAGGGTTCGGACGCGCGACATGGTGACTTCGCAGGGCCTGACCTTCACGAGCGGCGTTGCCGATCTGCCGGTGGATTTCCTGGAACCCATCGGGCTGTTCGACACGGCGGGCCGGGAATACATCCAGCAACCGTTGCAGGGCGGGCGGATGAACGGGGCCAGCTATGCGGTGAATGACACGTCCCTGACCATCGCGGGGCATTCCGGGGCGCTGACGCTGCAATATTACGCCAGCCTGCCGACGATCAACGGCGCGCCGACGCGTTCCAACTGGCTGCTGGACAAATACCCATCCGTCTACATCTACAGCGTGGGGCTGGAAGCGGCGAAATACCTGCGCGACGTGGATCTGGCGCAGACGACGAAGGCCATCCTTGACATGGAATTGGCCGATCTGGACGCCGACGATTTTCGGGCGCGGTATTCGCGGGCGCGGGTGCGGGTGCAAGGGGTGACACCATGAGCCTTTTGACCATCGCGCGCGGACTGGCGCAGGACGTTGGCCTTGCGGTCCCGGATCAGGTTGTCGGATCTCCCAAGCGCGAAATGATTGAACTGCGGTCCTTTGCCGATGCCACGGGCGAGGAACTGGCGCGGCGCGTCGATTGGGGGCAGTTGCAGGCCAGCACGACGCTGACCGGCGACGGGACGCAGCTTGCCCACACGCTGCCTGCCGGGTTTTCCCGCATCGCGCCGGGGGCGGGTGTCGTGACCGCCTACGGCATTGCAAGGCCGCTCACGCAGGCTGAATGGGGGACGCTGACGGCAGTTGCGGGAGAACCGCGCTATTTCCTGCTGCGCGACAACACCTTGCGCCTATGGCCGCATCTGGCGACAGGCTCGACGGTGACGGTGAACTATGTCGGCAAGTTCTGGTGTTCCAACGGTTCTGCGGAATGGGCTGCGGATGACGATACGTCGCTGATTGACGAGGCGCTGTTCCTCAAGGGCTTGATTGTCCGCTGGCGGCGTCAAAAAGGCATGGATTTTGCCGATCACGAAGCCGAATTCGAGGCGGCATTGGCCGATCTGGCCCGCTTCAACGACCGTTCGAGGTTCTGATGCAGGTCCGCGCGAAGAAACTGGCCCCGGCGCACAAGCAGCCGGGCGGACAGCCGACGCCAAAGCCCGAGGCGCAGCAATTCGCCTTTCCGGCCCCGACGCAAGGCTGGGTGCTGAACGAAAACCTGATGACGCCGACCCCGGCAGGCGCGCGGCTGCTGGACAATTTCATCTGCACCCCGACGACGATCAAGGTCCGGGGCGGCTATGCCAAACATGCAACGGTTCCGGCTGCGGCGACGGCGATGTTTGTCTATCGCAGCGGCACCAATACCAAGCTGTTCGCGGCAACGGCAACGGCGGTCTACAACATCACATCCCCGGCTGACCCGAACGTGGCCCCGGCTGCGGAGTTTTCCGGGCAGACGGCGGGTTACTATTCCAGCGAACAATTCGGCACGGCAGGCGGCGATTATCTCTATGCGGTGAACGGTGCGGACAAGCCCCGGCTTTACAACGGCACAACATGGACGGCGATTGACGGCGCGTCCACCCCGGCGATTACCGGCGTCACCACAACCGGCCTGTCGCACGTCTGGTCCTTCGCCTCGCGGCTGTTCTTCGTCCAGAAGAATACCATGACGGCTTGGTATCTGCCGGTGGACAGCATCGGCGGCACAGCGAATTCCTTCTCCCTGGCCGGGATCTTCAAGCGCGGCGGCTCGCTGCTGTTTGGTGCCACGTGGTCGATGGATAGCGGCGACGGTCTGGACGACAAATGCGTTTTCGTCAGCACGGAAGGCGAGGTTGCGGTTTACGAAGGGACCGACCCCGGCAATGCGGCGGCATGGCGAAAGGCCGGTGTTTACCAGATCACCAAGCCATTGGGCCAAAATGCCACCATGCAAGCCGGGGGCGACTTGCTGATTGCCACGGAAACCGGGCTAGTTCCGGTCTCGGAAGCCATTCGCAGGGACGTGGCGGCGCTGTCTCTGGGGGCGGTGTCGCGCAAGATCGAATCCTACTGGCAGTCGCGCGCCGAAGTGCTGTCCTTGCCGTGGGAAATCGCCAAGTGGCCCGCCGAGGGCATCATGATCGTGTCGCAGCCGCAGGACGGCACCACCACGGCCACGGCGCTGGTGGCGAACCTGCAAACCGGGGCGTGGTCGCGGTTCACAGGGATTGACGGGCGCTGCCTCGCCTATTTCGACGGATCGGTGATGTTCGGATCGAACGGCGGCGGGGTTTACCGGCTGCAAGCGGGCGGATCGGACGCCGGGGCAACCTATACCAGCGTTTATCTGGGCCAGCATGAAAGCCTTGGGGTTCAGGGCCGGGCCAAGACGATTGAACAGATGCGGCCGATTTTCAAGTCATCGACGGGCATCACGCCGCAGCTATCGGCGCTGGTGAACTTCTCTGAAGAACTCTCGGCAACCCCAAACGCCACGGTCAATTCGGCAACGGATGGGTGGGATATTTCCACCTGGGACACGTCGCTTTGGGATGCCACCGGGGCGGCGGTGCGAGCCGAGGATAGCCAGTGGGTTTCCATCGGGCGGACGGGCTACGCCATCGCGCCGGAATTGCAGATCACGTTCGGCGGCACGGCGCTACCGGACGCGGAACTGATCGGGATCGACGCGACATTCACCGTGGGAAGTCTTGTCGCGTGATTG